GTGAATCAAATACAAGGTGCTTCGCAATTGCTGAGCAAGATCAGTAATCTTCCAGGAGCAGCCGACCTGTTGAGTAACATACCCGGAGCATCGGATATATTGTCAAATATTGAATTTTCGTCAGCCGCACTTGACATACCACTTGATTTAGCCGAACTTGATATTTCAGCATTTGAATTACCTGCAGATCTATTAGGCGGCGCTGACTCAGTTCTAGCCGACGCCGCACCATTGGCCGAAGAGGCCTTTGAGTTTATTGCTAGTTTCTGGTAATGTTAGGATATAAATACTAGTATGGCCACATTTATCGGGTATAGCACTATTAATCAGTACAAAAAATTCACGCTTACAGACGGGGAATTAGTCAAACGTGATTTACTAAATGCTTTTAATATTCGTCAAGGATCCCTACCAGGACGTCCTGATTATGGTTCCACATTGTTAGATTATGTTTTTGAAAATCAAGATACCACTACACAGACCGCTATCTTGGCAGAGATACAACGAATTGCCGGCGGCGATCCAAGAATCTATCTCAGTGATGTAAATTATTATCCTCAACTGAACGGAGTATTAATAGAATTGCAAGTACAAATAGTTCCTAGCACCACAGCAGAAAGATTAAGCATATTTTTTGATCAACAAGCAAGACGAGCCAGTTTTGTTTAACTACGCCGTTTATTTTTGCAATAAATAAAAGAAACGGAATATTATGGCACGTACCACAAGACAAACAGTTGTATTTGGTGTTGAGGATTGGAAAAGAATCTATCAAACCTATCGCGAAGCAGACTTTCAAAGTTATGACTTTGAAACCCTACGCAAGAGTTTTGTAGACTACATACGTCAATACTATCCTGAAAGTTTCAATGACTATATTGAAAGTTCAGAATTTATTGCCATGCTAGACGTCATTGCATTCATGGGGCAGGCCATGAGTTTCCGCAATGATTTAAACACAAGAGAAAATTACCTAGGCACAGCCGAACGCAGAGACAGCGTGGTCAAATTGGCTGAATTGGTCAGTTACACACCCAAGCGTAATCAAGCCGCACAAGGTTATCTCAAAGTATTCAGCGTACAGACTACAGAAAATGTCACAGACTTTAATGGTGTAAATTTAGCCAATGTTACTATAAACTGGAACGATCCTACCAACTTCAACTGGGTCGAACAATTTACTGCTATCCTTAATGCTGCCTTGGTCAACACACAACGTGTGGGTCGTCCAGGTGCCAAACAAACTATTGTAGGAGTTGACACATCAGAATACAGTATCAATTTAGTTCCTGGATTCTTGCCAGTAATTCCTTATACTGCCGCTGTGGACGGCATTGCTATGCCGTTTGAAGCAGTGAGTTCAACTTCTGTAGGCCGAGACTATGTGTATGAGCCTAGTCCTCTACCTAACGGTATTTTCAATGTGTTGTTCCGTAACGACCAACTGGGTTTTGCCAGCGCCAATACAGGTTACTTCTTTTACTTCAAACAAGGTGTGTTGCAAAATCAAGACTTCAATCTCGGAGAACGTATTGCCAATCGTACAGTTCCTATCAATATTGAAGGGGTCAACAACCAAGATCGTTGGTTGTATCAATTGGACACAGTGGGCAATGTTCAATTTGAATGGCAGTATGTGCAAAGTGTGTATGCCGCCGCTACAGAACAACTGGCACCAGATCAACGAAAATTATTTTCTGTGGTCAGCAGAACCAATGATCAGATCACACTCACATTTGGTGATGGTGTGTTTAGTACCATACCAGTGGGAACATTCCGTGCTTATGTTCGCGCATCAAACGGATTGGGATACATTATCAATCCTGAAGAAATGCAGAGTGTGGTCATACCCATCAGTTATGTAAGCCGTACGGGACAAATTGAAACTATCACATTCACTTGCGGCATCACACAACCTGTGAGCAATGCACAACCTCGTGAGACACTGGATGAAATCAAGCAACGTGCGCCTGCTAGATATTACACACAGAATCGCATGGTCAATGGTGAAGACTACAGCAACTTCCCGTTTACTCTTTACAACTCAATTATCAAAAGTAACGCACTGAATCGTGCCAGCATTGGTACCAGTCGTTATCTTGACCTAGTAGACAATACCGGCAAGTACTCAAGTACCAATACCTTTGGCAGTGATGGTGCTTTGTGGGAAGAAAATCAACTGCCCACTTTTAACTTCACCTGGCTCACACGTAATGACATAGCCACAGTGGTCACAAACAACATTCAGCCTTTGTTGGTTTCTACTGGATTAGATCAATTCTATTACGCAAATTTCCCCAGGCCCAATCTTGAAGTATTGAACTTCACCTGGAATCAAAGCACCACACTGGCAAATGAGACCACTGGTTACTTTGTAAACGCATTGGGTTTTCCTGCTGCCATCGGAACTTACAGTAGTACTGTGGGCAAATACATACAAGTGGGTTCTCTGGTACAATTTGTACCCCCTACCGGCTACTACTTTGACAGCAACAACAGACTCAAACTAGGAACACCTAGCCAGGACAACGACAAGTTGATTATCTGGGCCAGTCCCACTGCAATTGTGCTAGACGGGACCAATCAAGGTCAGGGCAATTTTTCAAATGGCACAGGGCCAGTTACACTCAATAACTTTGTACCCACAGGTGCTATCCCTGTTGAGGTTATCCCGCTGTTTGTGACAGATTTACCCAGCACCACAATAACTGACATTACCAATCAAATCGTATTATATCGTAATTTTGGACTGGGTTACGATAACACCACAGCCACTTGGTACGTGATCACCAGCACAAATTTAGCAGTTGATGCACCATTCAGTTTGGCCAATGCACAAAGTACATCGGGAACCAACCAAGATGCTAGTTGGTTGATACAGTTTGTTACTAACGGCACCACATATACTGTGACCAGTCGTGCGCTGTTTTACTTGTTTGGGTCCGTGCTACAAACTAGATTTTTCTTTGAAACTGCTCAACGCATTTATGACAGCCGTACAGGCACAGTGATTGCTGACTTTGTGAATGTATTAAAAACCAATTCAAGACCCGATACAAATGTTCCGTTACCTGGCGACATTCGAATGGCCATTGTTGGACAGCCAGTAGAAAGTGATGGCTTTGTTGATGACTATCAGGTGTTTGTGAGTTATCAAGATTCAGACAGCGATGGTGTGCCCGATGATCCGGACTTTTTTGATGAGATTGTGGCGCCCACAGTGAACCCCACTACCAAATTGGTATTCTTTGAAAAGACCGTGGACTTTGACAATCTGCAACGCTACCTGTTAGTAGAACCCGGACGTGTAGTCTCTGAATATGCCACCAAAGACGACATCGAAGTAGTATTATCGCAGTTCGTGCCCGGTCAAGTATTTTATGCTTACAATCAAACCATCACAGTTGGTCCATTGGCCGGTCAACTGGGTGCGTTCTATGAACTAGTTATTAGTGGCACCGGTGTTCGTAGTCTTGTGGAAGTGTCAGGTGATTGGTTGGCTAGAGTTGGTCGCCAAAGCCTGTACTATCAATACAGACACAACGCCGCATTGACCAGTAGAATTGATCCAGGCACAACCAATATTATTGATCTCTATGTGGTCAACCAAGCCTACTACACTGCTTATCAAAATTGGTTGCGTGATGTTACTGACACAGTTCCTAAACCCGATGTCCCTACTATAGATGAACTTAATACAGCCTATCAAGGACTTAATGACTACAAGATGATCAGTGACAATGTGATTGTAAACAGCGTGGTATTCAAACCATTGTTTGGTCCCAAGGCCGCTAAAGAATTACAGGCCACAATCAAAGTTATTCGTGCAGCCGATAGTACAGCCAGCGAAAGTGAAATAAAAAATCTAGTGGTAGCAAATTTGAACAATTATTTTAGTATTGACAAGTGGGACTTTGGGCAAACATTCTATTTCTCAGAATTGGCCGCTTACATCCATTCCAACATGGGCGGAGTAGTAAGTTCGGTTGTGCTGGTACCGCTGGACCCATTAAAGAGTTTTGGTGACCTATATGAGATACGCAGTGGCCCTAGCGAGATATTTGCAAATGGCGCCGGAGTCAGTAGCGTGGAAGTGATTACTGCATTGACCAGTACCAATATTAGAACTGCACCTGGCAGTGGAGTAATCTAATGGCCATACGCACTGTTGATTTTTTACCTGATATATTTCAGACTGTTCCCAACAAACAATTTTTAAATGCCACCCTGGATCAACTGGTCCAAGAGCCTTCATTTAAGAAAACACAAGGTTATGTAGGTCGTAGGGTTGGCCCCGGTGTCAATCCCAACGACTACTATGTACTAGAACCTGATGCCACTAGAGCCAACTATCAGTTGGAACCAGGTGTTATCAGTCTCAAACCTGACACCACTGACATACAAGATGCCATCACATATCCAGGCATCACAGATGCACTGGCAGTTCAAGGTGCCAACACTACCAAGAGCGATAGACTTTATACCAGTGAGTACTACACTTGGGATCCGTTTGTTAGTTTTGACAAATTTGTAAACTACAGTCAGTACTATTGGTTACCAGCAGGCCCCGATTCAGTAGATGTTTATGCAACCGAGATACCATTAACAGATAACTTCACAGTCACCCGCTCTACCAATGCTTACACCTTTAGTGGTGTGATTGGTAACAACCCTGTGATTACCCTGGTACGTGGCGGCAACTATACATTTGATGTGAGTCAAACTGGAAACGCATTCTGGATTCAAACCGATCCGGGCATCAACGGACAATTACCTTACGCTCCTAACATCAGTAGTAGAACTGTTGCAGGAGTATCCAACAATGGTGAAGACTTGGGTACAGTTAGTTTCTATGTACCATTTAAAAATGCACAGCAATTCTACTATGATTTAACCAACCTTGGCAACGTGGACTTGTTGTGTGAATTGAGTTATGAGCAATTAAATGGCATGTATCTTAGTGACATTATTGCTGATTATGGTGGTATAGATGGAATCACCAATCTCAACAACAAGACTCTGGTATTCACAATCTCCCCCACTTTCCCAACCAACAACGTTTGGCAAATACAATACACTTATGATATTGATGGTCTGCCTATTGTGAATTTGGCTCCTATTGCCACAGTAAACACGTTGACCAAATTCAGTATTTTGTTTGGTACCAAATGGGCCAGCACAACCTGGTACAGTGACGCCAGTAGCGCAATCACTGAAGTTCCGTTACTGACTGCAATCAAAGACGTATTATGGTACCAAGATGGTACCAACCCAGACATATTTGGTCAAATTAGATTGGTTGATCAAGTCGACAGTTCAACTATCAATGTTGTTACAGATATTTTAGGCAAAAAGAATTATACCAGTCCCAATGGCGTGGTGTTTACCAACAACCTTAAAGTGCAATTTCTTGCACCAGTTGTGCCTACCAGTTACGCCAATCAGGAATACTATGTGGCCGGAGTTGGCACAGCCATTCAACTGTTGCCAGTTGTTAACTATGTCACACCAGAAACTTCTACACAAAGTGCCACAGTACCTTTTGATTCAACTCCTTATGATGTGGGTAACTTTGATGCCAGTTTGAATCAGCCTTTGGTCCCTGACTACCTGACCATAGCATTGGATTCCCCCGACCTCAACGCCTGGACACGTAGCAATCGCTGGTTCCATATTGATGTTATCACAGCCTCGGCCACGTATAATAACACTGTACCTCTTGTAGACAATGCATTTAGGGCCAAGCGGCCTATTTTAGAATTTCGCGGCGGCACAAGATTGTATCAAATGGGCACACAAGGCAAACAGCCCGTGGACATTATTGACTTTACCACAACCGATGCTCTCAGTACCATTAACGGAACTGTGGGTTATGGTGTTGATGGGTACACATTCATCGCTGGATCCAGAGTTATCTTTGCCCGGGATACTGACCCTGATGTCAGGGATAAAATTTATGTTGTTGAATTTGTCACATTCAGTGATGATGGCAGTTCATTTTCAGAGCCAGTTATTAATCTAGTGCCCGCAAGTGATGCTGACGTGCTTGTTGATCAAACAGTAGTCTGCCTCAGCGGAGATACTTTGCAAGGTATAAGTTTTTACTATGACGGTGTGCAATGGATTAGAGCACAACAAAAGACCAGCGTAAATCAAGCGCCGTTGTTTGATGTCTATGACAGTAATGGTTACAGTCTTAGTAATCGTGTGGTATACCCTAGTAGCACCTTTGCAGGATCCAAATTGTTTAGTTATGCCCTTGGTCCCGGACTAGATGACACTGTGTTGGGATTTCCGTTGCGCTATCTCAGTATCAACAACATTGGTGATATTGTGTTTGACAATAATCTTTACGCAGATACTTTTCTCTATGTCAAAGATAACGTAAGTTATACAAAAAATGTCAGCATAGGTTTTGTAAGACAATATGCCGACCGACTAGTTTATCAACGAGAACTTGGATGGCAAACAGCCGCGGTCAAGAGCAAGATTTACCAACAGTTTAGTTTTGTGTATGCGGTCAATACACCTTTGTTATTGGACGTGGCAGCCTTGCCAGTGGACACAGTTCCGTCTGTTAAAGTGTATATTGATAGCACCTTTCAAGATCCAGGAACATACACCTATGTCACAACTGACAACACCACAACAATAACATTCCCTAGTACTACAGTAATTGTTCCCGGTCAAGTGATTGAAGTATTGGTCCTAAGCGATCAAGCCAGTGCAGTGGGATTTTATCAAGTACCGATCAATCTTGAAAATAATCCTCTCAATCAAAATGCAGACAATCTCACACTGGGTACTATTAGAACGCATTATGATAGTATTGGCCAAAATCTTATTGGACTCACGGGCAAAATTAATGGTGCCAACAACTCACGAGATCTAGGCAACATTGTACCTTTTGGATTGAGCATACTGCAACAGAGTTCTCCAATGACCCTGGCCGGTTATTTCTTGCGCAGTCCTGAATACAATATTTTTGCCAGCCTTGAATACAACTCAAGAGAATACGAAAAGTACAAAGCACAGTTACTGAATGCCGCTGTATCTGGCGACTATGTGAATATGACTGTGCCCGAAATATTGACAGCAGTCATAACAGATCTCATCGCTGGCCGCACAAGTTCGAATCCTTTCTACTGGAGTGACATGTTGCCTGGTGGTAATGTGTACACTGAATCTGTCACAGTGATCACACCAATCTCCACACAAATATTTGATACAACACAGGTGTATAATTACACTTCGGCCAATTATCTGGGACTGCTGGTATATGTGAACGATCGATTGCTCACGAGAGATATTGAGTACGTGGTCTCCACTGATGCTCCTACATTGACCATTATAATTCCATTGGCAGTAGGCGACACAGTTGCCATTCAAGAATATGCAGAAACATATGGCACATTTGTTCCTAACACTCCTACCAAGTTAGGATTGTATCCTGCATTCGTACCTGAAATATATCTAGACACAACCTATGTTACGCCCAGGCGTGTCATACGCGGTCATGATGGATCAATCACTGTGGCATTTGGTGATTTTAGAGATCAATTGTTGTTGGAATTTGAAACTAGAATCTACAGTAACTTAAAACTGGATGGTAATCCTGTGCCCCTTACTGCCACAGAAGTTGTGCCCGGTCAGTTCCGTACAACAGATTATACGCTGGGAGAGATCACTGACATAGAGAGTCAAGATTTCTTGACCTGGGTTGGTTGGAACAAACTGGATTACAAATCACAAGATTACTTACCTAACAATGGATTTACTTGGAACTACAGCACAGCCAGTAACAAACTAACTAACAATCAACCTTTGGCAGTTGGAGCCTGGCGCGGCATTTACAATTACTTCTATGATACCATAAGCCCCAACACAAGACCTTGGGAAATGTTGGGCTTCAGCGTGATGCCCGTATGGTGGATCAACGAATATGGTCCTGCTCCTTATACCTCAGGTAACTTGGTTCTCTGGGATGACTTGGCTGCAGGCCTAGTACGAGACCCAGTGGCACCTTATGTGTTGCCGCAATATGCAAGACCCCAATTGACACAGGTGATCCCTTCTGGAAGTGAAGGCGCATTGTTACCTCCTATTGAAACAGTGGTTGGCAACTTTAACAGCAACAACTTCCAAAGAAACTGGGCAGTGGGTGATGATGCTCCTGTGGAGAATGCCTGGAGATCCAGCAGTGCATATCCATTTGCCATCATGCGAATGTTGGTACTAACACGTCCTGCAGAATTTTTCAGCCTGTTTGCTGATCGAGACTTGTACAAATACGACGCAGAACTTGGGCAATATCTCTATAATGGTCGTTATAGACTAGATGCCAACGGCGTTGAAGTATATGGCAATGGGGTCAGCAAGGCCAGTTACATTGATTGGATTGTGGACTATAATCGTGTGAGCGGAATTAATTCTACTGATGCACTCACAGCAGATTTGAAAAATCTTGATGTGCGCTTGTGCTACAGAATGGCAGCCTTTACAGGTAAAAATCTAATAGAAATTTATACTGAAAAGTCAAGTCCCAACAGTCTTAACTCAAGTTTGTTGTTGCCCGATGAAAGTTACAACTTGTTGTTTTACAAGAATGTGCCTTTTGATCAGTTGACCTACAGCAGTATAATTGTGCAATCAACTGCCAGCGGTTGGGCAGTCTACGGTTACAGTACCACACAACCGTATTTTAATATTTCGGTCAGTCGAGTCAATGGCACACTAGGAACAATCAGCGCCGGCGGATTTGAAGTTCGCGTGCCTGTGACTTACAGCAATCAAGTGGTACAGGTTCCTTACGGTTATGTGTTCACCAATAGAACACTATTGGCAGACTTCTTGTTGAGTTATGGCGCATTGTTGCAACAACAAGGTCTGGTATTCAGCCAAATGGAAAATGGTTATGTGCTTGACTGGAATCAAATGGTCAGCGAATTTCTGTACTGGAGCGGTCAAGGCTGGGCCGAGGGTAGTATTATCAACTTGAATCCTGGGGCCACACAGGTCATTGTGGAAAGGCCTGGCGCCATAGTTGACAGCATTGCACTACAAACCACAGAGAACATGGTGCTAAATGCTGATCGTACACCATTTGCCACTAGAGATCTTGTGGTCGAACGTCTAGACAATACATTTACTCTTCGCAGTCTCACTGCTGATACTATAAATTATTTCCACATCAAGTTTACGTCATATGAAAACATGGTTGTGCTGGACAATGCAAGTATTTTTGCTGACTTGATTTACTATCCTGCAACCGGTGCTAGACAAAGCCGAGTGCGCCTGATAGGTTCAACTACCACAGATTGGAACGGTCAACTGAATGCACCCGGCTTTATATTAAATCAAAACAACATAAAAGAATGGCAACCTCTGCGCAAGTATGCTCGCGGCGAAATTGTGTTGTACAAAAACTTTTATTATAGTGCAGTTGATATTGTGCAACCCAAAGCAAAGTTTGATTTCAATGAGTGGACTCGTAGTGACTACACCAAGATTCAACAAGGTTTGTTGCCTAACTTGCCCAACAAGAGTGATCAGTTGGCCAACACATACAATGTGTATCAAGCCAACCTGGAACTAAATCAGGATCTATTTGCCTACAATTTGATTGGCTTTACTCCCAGAGAATACATGGTTGCCCTCAACTTGGACAGCACCAGTCAGATCAACTTGTATCGACAGTTCCTTGGAACAAAAGGCACAGTGCGTGCCGCAGAAATCTTTACATTTGCTGACCTTGGTCGTGGCGTCAATGAATATCAAATCTATGAAAACTGGGCAGTACAACGTGGTGTATATGGTGCCAACGCCAATAGAAGTTTCTATGAGATGCGATTAAACGAAGCGTTGTTAACTTCAAACCCCAGTCTGATTCAAGTGGTCATTCCTGGTGAATCAAGTCTAGCCGAACAGACAGTGCTACTCAGCAACTTGTGGAATCAAAGTTACAAGATAACCAGCCCTGACATACTGACCACTACATTGGTCAAAGTAACAGATACTGTATTGCCCAGTGCTGGATATGTCAACATTGATGACGTTGATATCACAGTATTCAACATTGACAACACTGCTTCGTTAGCAGGAAATTTAAACAACGTCAATGTAGGAACCATAGTATGGGTAGCCAAGATCAACGACTACGATTGGGGCATTTACAGAACAGCACAGATACCCGGCAAGATTACTCAAATCAATAGCAATCTCAACGGCACAGCAGTTGTTACATTTAGTCAAGCACATGGACTAGTTGCAGACAATATTTTGCTGATCAAAAATTTTGGATCTGGTTTAGATGGCGTGTATCGAATATTAAACGTGCCAAACATCAATCAAGTCACTGTTGTTTTTTCTTTCTTGCAAACAGATCAGATTGTGGCCACAGGAATAGGAACACCTTTTACACTACAAACTCAACGAGTTGCACAAGGTAGTGATATTATCACACTACCATATGTCAATAATTTGATAGCGGGTAGTTATGCCTGGATCGACAGTAACGAAAACGGACTATGGCAAGTGGTGCAGAAGCAAGAAGTATTCCACACCAGCGGCCAACTTGAAGTAACTTCACCAGTTGCTGATAGCCAATTTGGTGCCAGCGTTGCGCAGGCTCGAGACAATGCATTTGCGTTTGTAGGCGCTCCTGGGTATGGAGACACACAATCAGGCGCACTTTACACCTATGTAAGAACATCGGGTAATCCGTTTACTCAGAACAGTATTATTCAATGCAACAATCCTGGCGCATATGGATTTGGATCTTCGGTCAGCATTGGCGATCAAACCTGGGGAGCAGTGGGTGCTCCAACCAGTATTGGTTCAGACTCTAGTGCAAACTCTGGATACGTGGCTACAATTTACAGATTCCCCAACAGTCCTACTTTCTTGCTGTCAACACTGTTGACTGTGCCGGATGCTACCTACATAGATTCAGGAAGCGAGTTTGGCACCAGCGTTGTTGTTAGTCCAGATGAACAATGGTTGTATGTTGGTGCGCCGGGCGTTAATCAGGTTCTCGCATATGGACTAGTAGAGGTGGCAACACAACTGGTGGAATATGTTACTGATGGAGTACAAAGCGTCTATCAATACAACCTTGATGTCATAATTGATTCTGGCGAGTATCAACAGTTGTTTGTAGTACTCAATGATCAGTTATTGACTTACACAACTGATTACACAGTAAATGCCACCACAGTTTCTTTAAATTCAACCCCAGTTAAAGATCTTGTGTTACGCATTGGTCGCCGTGTTGCTAAAACTTTTACTGGTAATGGAGTCACACAAACTTTCTCGTTAAACGAATACTTGTACAGCGCCACCAACATTTACAGTTTCAAAGTGGAAGTGAATGGCATAATCCAAAGACCCAATATTGATTATACATTCAGCAACAGCACTAGAAATATAACATTTGATTCTGGACACATACCAACTGGTACAATTGATGTATCAGCACAAAGTTATTATGACTACGTCGAAACATTAACTCCAGCCGGACTCTCTGGCGGCGAAAGATTTGGTCAATCAATCAGTTGCTCTACTGATGGCAGACAGATCATGATTGGTTGTCCCAACGACACATACGACTCAGTCGCTGATGCAGGCGCAGTCTACATATACGATCGTTCTGTGCAGAGATTTATTGTGACAGATGCCACTCAAACAGTATATCAAGTTGATACCTCTTTGGTATCTCCAACTTCGGTAATGTTAAAAAATCAATTCTTGACCAATACCGCTGGTAATGCTTCGGGAGATTACACAGTGACCGGCACCAATGAAATTACTTTAACTGTTCCTGCCGCAGTAGGAGACATATTAGAGATTGACGTAAACACCTTTAGTCTGATTCAAGTGGTTGGATCTAACGTGCCATTCCAGAGTGCAAACTTTGGTCAAGCAGTTGATCTCTGTATCAACAATTGCAGTTTGTACACAGGAGCACCTCAAGATGGCAGCGTGTTGCCCGAAGCAGGCTCAGTGGAGCGTCAAGTAAATCAAAGTCGCGTGTACGGAATAACAACATCAACTGTGAATGCCAGACTGAATCCTGGCAATACAATTAGAATCAACAACATGGAAGTGGCGTTAAGTACACCAACTGCGTGGAACAGTGCGCTGACCTATACAATCGGTACTATAGTTGAATACAATCAAGGTCTCTGGATTGCTATTAAATCTGTTCCTGTTGGCACAGCATTAAGCGACACCACGTACTGGCAGCCTAGCAGTTGGGCCGCAGTATTGGCTCAAGACATTGACAACAGCACAGTTCCTAATGTGATTGCTCGTGCAGGTGATGTCCCCGGCACACAAACGTTTGGACTACTCACTGTCAGCGTCAAGAATACAGACGCCGCGGCGCCAGGCAACAAGTTGACTGTGCTTCCTGGCCTAATTGGCAACATCTTTGACAGCCTGGGGTTTGAAACTTTTGTATATACTCAGACTATTTCTAGTCCTTATTCGGTGGCCTATGCAGGGTTTGGTAGCGCGGTCAACATTGACACCAGTGCGCTCACACTCACAGTAGGTGCACCGCGTGGTAACTTATATCGCCCCACAACATTTGATGGTGGACTCACATATTTTGACAGCAAAACCACAATATTTAATGGACCATTGATACAGAGTGGTGCAGTATACACATACAACTACTTTGCCAGTACAGATAGTTCTGTAACAAATCCTGGCAAGTTTGCATTTGGCCAACAAGTTTATGATCAAACAGTGACTGAACTAGATCAATACGGCACAGCAGTTGACTATACCAATGGTATATTATTGGCTGGTAGCCCAGGCGATGATCTTGGAGATAGTACATTGATTGCCCGCAACTACGGCGCAGTGTCTATTTTCAACAACCCCGATCTTTCCCCATCATGGAAAGTGACCAATCTACAGCAGCCAGTGGTAGATGTTGGATTAATCAATGGTGTATTTGCATACGATCGAATCACCAGTGCCAAGACCACTTTCTTTGATTTCATTGATCCATTGCAGGGCAAGATCTTGGGCGCGGCTCGACAAAACATTGACTATATTGGTGCAGTTGATCCTGCTGCCTACAACGTGGGCGCAAAAAACAACAACGGTCGAATCTGGGCCGCAACGCATGAAGGACAAATTTGGTGGGATACTAATTCAGTAAGATTTATTGATCCCAATCAAGACGACATTGTGTATGCCGCACGTAGATGGGGACAAATATTCCCGGGCAGTAGCATTGATGTATACCAGTGGATTGCTAGTTCAGTGCCGCCAGCCAACTACACAGGCCCTGGAATACCTAGAAACACAATCAATTACTGTGTGACCACTGGACTAAATGTCACAGGCGTATTTGGAACTACCTATTATTTCTGGGTAAAAAACATTACCACAATCAATACTGCAATAGGTAAAACTCTCAGCCCATCTGGCATTGCAAGATATATTGCTGATCCCCGTAGCAGTGGTATTCCTTATGTGGCATTTGTAAGTCCCAGTGCTACCGCAATCTATAATGCTGTGGATCAAATCAGTGCCCAAGATACTGTGCTCAGTATTGAATTTGATCGACAACTGACTGATGACAATGTTCACGTACAGTATGATTTATTGCCACAAGATCGTGCTGATGGCTTTTTACCTGATAACTTGTATCAAAAATTACAAGACAGTTTCTGTGGGGTAAATGTACAAGGTGCTCTTGTGCCGGATCCTAATCTGAGCCCGGCACAACGGTACGGCGTGCTATTCCGCCCACGGCAAAGCATGTTTGCCGACAGATTCACGGCTTTGCAAAATTATTTAGAATATGTCAACGCAGTGTTGTTGCAGTACCCTATATCTGAAACCAGAAACTTCAGTTTATTGAACAGCAGTGAAGCAGAACCGCAAGCAGGCACAGGTGCTTGGAATAAACGTGTGGCCAACATCGAAGAACTAAGTTATCAAAATCTTGCCCAGGTACCAGTAGGATACAAATATCTTGTGGTAAGTGACAGTACTCAAAACGGTGCATGGACCATTTATACAGTTACCGCAGCCAAGACTTTTGCCACATTGTTCTTGAGCCGTGTGCAAAACTATGATACTAGAAACTATTGGAACTATGTTACTTGGTACTTGCCAGGATATAACTCCAGTGTCAAGATCATTGCCGAAGTGGCCAATGTGGCCACATTAGACACACTGAGTTTGGCAGCGGCACCTGTGGGCAGTAGTGTAAAAGTCACTGCCAACAGCCAAGGCAAATTTGAAATTTATCTTAGAACAGATACTGGCTGGGATCGTGTGGGACTGCAAGACGGAACTATCCAGTTCCGGGCAGAACTTTGGGACTATGCACTGGGACGATTTGGATTTGACGTTGAAGTGTTTGACGCACAATACTTTGATCAAGAGCCTGTGATTGAAACACGCAAGATCATACAAGCAATCAACGAGCAATTGCTGATTGGCGACTTGTTGATTGAACGCAATCGTGCATTGATCTTGATGTTTAACTTTATAT